CCTGCGAGCCTCTTCGACATTCATATTTAGCCCTTTCGCGATTGCTTTTAATTCAAACTTTTGCAGGTTCTCTACTCTTGAGCCAAAACGATCTTGAATTCCTTTTCTGATTGTTTCTGCTCTTTCCGCTTCCGTTTTGTTAAGAAGGTCAATACTATTAAAGACTGATTTTCCTAATATTTGGTTTAAAGTTCCTGCTGTTTGAGCCGATCCCTTAAAAGAGTCCATAGACTCGCCAAATGAGCTGGCTAGCTTATTAAAAGAAACCCCTGTCATTTTTGACATTTTTTGAAGTTCAAGAAAGTTGCCCATAAATCTTTTGCTGGTATATGCAAAGTTTTTTTGGGCAAATTGAAAATTTTCAGATATTTCCTTTGGTGATACAGCAAATTCTCTTGACGTTTTTATAAGAGTCGCTGCAATTCCTTTTATTTCTCCCTCTGATTTGTTAAAGGCAAAAGCCGCGGAATCTACTATCTTTGCATAATCATTCATGTTAAACCCGGCAGTCTCTAGGGCCACCCCAGTTTTTAATAAGCTTTGTCTAAAATCTTCTGATACAAAACCAAGACCCTTGAAATCTCTTTTGAATGCTTCTGTAGTGCTTCTAAACGCTTTAAAATTTCCTGTTAGTTTTAAGCTCTCATCGGCCGTGGCTTGTAAGGACTTTGAAAAGTCAAACATCTGATTAGAGTAGCCAGCTCGGAAGAACTCTTCATTCTGCTTTCGAAACTCTGCTGCTTGTTCTACAGCTGCCTGAAGAGGCATAAGAACATCGTCAATATTCATGGCGGCTTGAGCGACGGCCGTGCCGACGTCGGTTACACCTCGTCTTGCGCCTTGAAGTAATCTGCCGGCTCGGCCGGTGTTGCGGCCACCACCACCTCCAGTGTCAACACCTGCATCTCTTAGGGCGCGGCCGAGTTGCCGTCTTTCTTCGGCATCTGCATTGCGCAACGCTTCAATTATTTCATTAATTCTTAACGGCATCTAGGCACCTCTTAAAATAGAATATACTTCTACACTATAAATAGGGCGCGATATGATTTATTACTGTTTGGATTTCTCTTCAAAATGCCTGATAAGTCGATCGACAAACCACTTCCTTAGCCCATTAGGTAAGCTGTATGCTTCCGCAAAGGACCAGTTACCATGCTGCATCAAAGAAAAAATCTCTTCGTATGTTGATTTTTCTAAGTACTCTTTACTTAGACCAAAACCAGCCCAACGAAAAGGGCACCTCCTTCGTGGAGATGTGAGAGCACTCAGGGCATTCAACCTCTTGTGCAGTGTTTACTCTAGGGATGTTATTGTTGTGTACTAACCTAATTTTTCTTGCATCCGATGCAGGCAATACCTCTACTAGCTTGTTTAGGTTTAATCTATCAGTAACGCCTGCGGCCTCAACAAGAACCATCCTAATAAATTCTATTGTCTCATTAAAAGGAAGATTTAGCTTTATCTTTTGCTGTCTTGATGTTTCTAATTCCTCATAATCTAAAGGAGTCATAAGCCTGATCTGAACATCTAAGCCTGTAGCTGGTAGTTTAAAAGACAATGTATTGCTCGATTCAAGATATTCCCATTCCTCTGATCCTGATAAATCATACGGACTTTCTTGATTTGCTTTTAATATATCTGACAATTTAACTGTCATTTCATGCTCAGCTCCACAATTCTCGCACGAAGTATTAAAGGTTACCTCATCTCCGTATCCTGTCTTTCTAGCTGACATAAGGATGGCCATCTTGTCGCACTCTAGGAGGTCTGCAGACCTCACATTTGGCGTTATCATGATTGCATCAATTAATTTATCAAAAACAATTCCTTGATTTATAAAGCTGTCATTTATCATGATATCTTCTTCGGCGGCCGTGACTGCTTTCACTTCAACCTTATCCAAGCCAAATAAAGGCGTCCCCTCCGTATAAAGCTTGCCACCACTAGGGAGATAAACTATTTCGGTCGGGACCACAAAAGATAGGCCGAATGGGTTTTCGTCCTTTTTCATCTGTGGTGGGGGCTGGGGCTTTGGGGTTTGAGATGTTGGTGTCGGCCTGTTTGGAATTTGAACTCTTTTTCTATTTCTGGACATGTTTCCTCTTTGTTAAGTAAAGGTATTAACCCTCTGGATTAAAACCTGAGCCTGCTTGACTATTAAAGGTCCACAACCCTGGTACTGTTGAGGACGCGCCTTGTGGTAGGTCTTCAATTGTAGCGTAATCATACTTGATACCAACAGTAATATTAAGTAATTCATCAGCACTATAATCTAAAGTATCAAAATCGACTGATGTTATTAAGGGGTTTTTTATAACCCAAGTTTCAATGGGAACAGTGCCGTCTGCGTCGAGTTGAGATAGTTTTATTTCTGTTCCCAGAGCATCTACCATTCCTTTCTTAGAAATGGTCGCGGCTACAGCTTCATTGTAGTTACTAGGAATGACATATCCAGAGTTTTCTAGAATCTTATAAAGACTCTTTGTAGAATCAGGATTTACTGGATCCACAATAGTGATCGATATATCCTCCCATGTAACACGACCTGGATAGTTGAACTCATAGTTCAAGAACTGGTGTGCTGTACTGGCTACTGCGTAGGCTGGCTTCTTTACACTCTTTACAACGAACTGTGGTACACCGGACCAATAAAGAAGCCATCTAAACTTTCTTTTTGGCTCTACTGTTTTTTCACTCCAAAATGCCATTATACTAGTTCTCCTATTATTATATATTACTCTTCTCTAGTTTTTCTCAACTATTAGTCATCAAAAGATGCACCAGATCTCGTTATAACAAAGTCAACTGCAATGAACTCAATTGCTCTTGCTGGCTTCAAGAAGATCTTTGCATACATGATGTTTCTGTCGACAAGATCAGGAGTTGTTGTGGTCTTATCCAATACAACCTTAAAATCTGTCAATCCCAATCTTGTCTTAACGCTCTCCAAGAATGGAACAACTTGCCCGGTGAATCTATTCCAGGTTGCCGGTACATTTTGATCAAATAAAAGCCCGTTTGCTATTCTTGAAACTTCCTTCTTTACAAAGATCAATAGGCGGCGTACATTGATTCTATCCAATGCAGATGGTGTCATCTGAAGGGTCTTTTGGCCGAAAACCACTAGGCCTTCGGAAACAAACGAAGCTATTGGGTTGATATTTGCTTCATATAGCTTGTCTCTCTGAGAAGACAACAACTGCTCTGAAACCTGAAGTACTGGGAGTCCCGCGTTGCCTTCATTTAGGCCGCCGCGGTTAAAGCCTGCAGGGGCAAACCAGACCTCATCCCTCTGTTCTGTGTATCCCATAACACCTAAGGCTATGACCGATGGGGGTACCCATTGGTCTCTTGCGTTAATCGTATCACGAACTTTGACCCAGGGATAGTAAGCAGCACCATAACTTGAATTTAGTTGCCTCTTAGTCAAAGCCTTGGCTGACTTTTCTGGATTTGTGTTATCAACGCGATCTTTAAATGATGTGCACTTTGCTTCCGAAGGTGGAATATACACGTCTGGAAGGTCTATTATCGCAAGTGCGTCGCCGCGGGCTTCACAGGTCTGAACCAGCTTTCTGGTTAGGACAGTGTTGGTGATACCTGGCATTGCTGCAAGGTTCATTTCGAGCATCTCAGGATCTCTTATCAGCTCAATCGCCCTGTCGACAGATGCATGAGCGTAACTGCTTCTAGTTGTCGAATCTGGTCCAACTGCTCTTGCGCTCATATTAAATGGGTCTGCTTCTGTTATATCTACACCGTCAAAACCACCATGTAGTGGCATCGCGAATGAGTTAACCAAACTCATCAAAGATGAACCAGAATAATTAGCAGTGTAGGCTAGTGCGTCGGTGCCATCGACGAATTTATTGTTGGGCACGGACAGCCCGAGGACACCGGTTACGTCTAAAGCTTTATTGCCGCGGGCGCCACCATCGGTTTGGGTTATGGTCACTGTTGCACCAGATTGTACTGCTGTTACTCTTAACCCGGATGCTTCTATAGCTTGTTGTATTCTAGCGGCGATGTTGGGGTTGTTTCCAGTAACCCCTTGAATACCTATGCTGTTTCCATTTACGGTGGCGTTTGCCCTACTGAAAGTAAACGTTGTTTGTGAGCCTAGAGCGTCTGTTAGTGTAAAAGTTTCATCGGTATCTGGGTTGCCTGCTACAGTAATAACTGCTGTCGCCCTTGTCGCCACGTGCGAGCCTGCGTTAAATGAAACCAAGCTTGGAACATATTCAGATAAATCACTACTCAGTGTCTTGCTGCCAGTAACAACAACTTCATCGAACGTGAAAACATAAGAATGCTTTGTCGTTGAACCATCCGCAACTCCATCGAGTTGATCTGTTAAGTGGCCAAAAGTTGAGTACCTCCGGAGATAGTCCTTAATGCCTAGGTTAACCTCTGTGAGACTTTCTGTTCTAGTTCCTTTTTTCTTTTGGTATGCAGAATGGCCAAAAGAATATTTTGCTACCAAATCTAAACCCTGGGAAGCCGTTACGACATGTGGTACCTCTGGCCATCTTAAGTTAATCGGTTGGCTCGCGATTTGGCCGTGAGAAATAGAACCATTTACCCAACCCTCAGCGGCATAAGAAGAAGTTGTATTGCTCATGTCGCCCGTAAGATCAACCGGTACGACGGGACCAAGATACCCAAAAGGAACATGTTTTGGATTTGATGAAACCTTTCCTGTTTCTGAAAAGTAAGTCCCCATCTCAACCCTGATATATGATGACTGATTTGGGTGATCACCGTATACTCTATTTCTTTTTTGGGCTGCATCCCACTGAAAGAATTGGTCCCCAATTCTTCTAGCTATGAAGTTATCTGAATTTGGGTTTAAGTTTAGATTTTCATAACTATCAACATTGTACAGTTTTATTCCTCTGCGTTGGCAAACAACAACATCGAAAGTACCATAAGGGCTTGGATTTCCTTCATCAGCGATTTTAACGTTTTCAATCTTAACATGAATATCCATTCCCTGTTCGCCTTCCTGTATTGCAACAAAGCGGAACATCCTTTCTAAATCAGCTGTATTGAATGATTCGGGGGCGCCCAGATACTGAGGTATTACCCATCCGGATTGGGCAGCTGCGGCTTCATGTTTAGAACTCTTAAAGTCAGTCATATTTTCATGCAACTTAACTACCGCGGCGAGAACATTACCGTTACCGGCAGTATAAACTCTTTCGTACTCTTCTTCAAAAGACTCGCCAAGAAAATAACAGTTTGCCAGTGTTCCACTAGGGGCAGTTGCTATTTCTGTATTTGTTGCAACTGGATTAGTGTTGAGTACATCTCTTATGTAGTCGCCTGATCCTGGTCTGAAGGAAATTGATTTTTTGACTACTCCTGCATTTGAACCGGAAATTAATAAAGTAACCTTGTCATTTGCAAATTTCTTAAATCTTGAATTGAAACTAAGAGTCGAGGCGCCTGTGCCGCCTTCTTTTGCGTAAAATTCAGATCCAATCACGTCTGATTCAGAATCCACGGCCAAA